TGAAGAGTGGAGAGTTGAGTTTAATCGACTCGCTACTGACTTAGGTGATATTGCAAATTTACCTTCAACTGTTAACGGTGTTGCAGTAACAGATGCATTGGAAGCAATCAAAGAATTGCAAAATGGTTTGTCTACTGTGTTACTGCCTAACGTAATTGACTTTGAAGATTCAACAAGTGCATCTACTTATCGCATTAAGATGGGTACAGGTGATGACTTGCAACTATACCATGATGCTTCAAATTCCATTATTAAACATGATGGAACTGGTAATCTAAACATTGATTCCACAAGTGGAGTTAATCTACAATATGGTTCGAGTACAAAACTTACAACCAATAACACGGGCATAAACGTCACTGGTAATTTACATGCAACAGGAAATATAACTGCTGATGGTAATATTACCCTTGGTGATGCAGATACAGATAGTGTTACGTTCAATGCAGACTTAACATCTAATATTGTTCCCAATGCAACAAACACTTATGACTTAGGTGAGAGTGGCAAAGAGTGGAGAAATATTTATTTGAACGGTGCATTGATAGACGAAAACGGAATCAGTATGTCACATCCCACTACTGGTGGTGTTATGGCAACTGAAGGTTTTTCTATTGCAATTGGTGTTGCACTAGGATAATCGTTATAAATAAGAATATATAAAAAAGGAAGAAGTCAGAATGGCAAACAATTTTAAAAACGCATTTGCGACAAGTGTGAGTACTAATAGTTCTTCACCAACTACTGTCTATACTGCAAACAATGGTTCTGCTGTTAACTCAATTCTGATTGAACTTGACGTTGCAAATACAGGTGGATCTGCGGTACAGGTTAGTGTACAGATATATGACTCATCTGGAACTGCATCATATCACATTGTGAAAAATGCACCAATCCCATCGGGCGGTGCTTTGAAGGTGGTGTCAGGTCAGAAGGTTGTGTTAAACGGTAATGACCAAGTGAGAGTATATGCATCTGCATCAACATGTGATGTAGTATGTTCAATTCTAGAAGATGTTGCATAAGGGGTAGAAGATAATGTCAAGTTACTTGGGTGTACCATTTATAAATCAAGTCTCTACTACATTTCCCAAAGAGGATTTTGTAGCATCAGACTTCGGAAGCATTTCGGTTAGTGGAACTGCCTATGCTGCTGCTGTTGAGTTAAGCATTGATGTTCCAGGCAGTGAGTCTGCAAACATTGAAGTAGTATTAGATAATATTCGTCAAGAACCAGATACTGCTTATACAGTTCACGAAAACTCAAGTTCTCAACCTAGAATTCTAAACTTCTCAGAGACAGTACCAACTGGTGCAGTCATCTACGTTATTCATAAAGGTGTAGGGCCTTACAATATGACCCCACCTGCTGGTTCGATTGGTTCAACCCAACTTGCAGCGAACTTACAAACTTTTACTACAGACACTTTTACTGGTGATGGTTCAGACACTACATTTACACTTTCTGAAACTCCAGCAAATTCAAATTCTATTATGGTATTTGTTGATGGTATTCTTCAGAAAGTTGCAACGAACTATGCTCTTGCAAACAATGTAGTTACGTTTACATCTGCCCCAGACGCAAGTGCAGATATTGAAATTAAACATATGGGTGGACTTCGTTCTCATGTTCGTAGAGGCCCAGATTATATTTACGATAGTTTCACTGGTAATGGTTCTGCAACTACAGTTACTTTAACTAATACTGGTGTTACAACTAATAATGCATTTATTTTCTACAATGGTATTTGTTTAAAACCAACAACAGATTATGCAATTAATACAAGTACAGGAGTTGTTACGTTTACATTTGCTCCTGCAAACGCTTCAGAAATAATGGTGAGGTATCAACTCTAATGGCAAGTAAATCAAAAATTATAGCAGAACTATTCGAAGCTGATGGTGATATTATCGCATCAGCATTGGACAATGTTGTAGTATCACCTACAGCGGTTTCAGACAAACCTAATACATCTACTGGCGGATTCACTGTACCAGCTGGTACAACTGCACAAAGACCTAGTTCACCAGATACAGGTGAGACTAGAATGCATACA